TTTCTAAAACCTCAGACGGTTTTCACGGAGTTTTTAATGTAGAAACAGACAAAGGAAACAAGCGGATTGAAATCGATACAATCTTAGCTGGCGGATATAACATCCAATGTCTTCACCTTCGTACTCTAGTAAAAATGAAGAAATAATAAGGATATACACTATGTGGACACTCAGAGGACAATTCAGTACAAGACAACTTGATGACACTACAGGAAAACCTGGAACTGAAGGCCCTCTTGAATGGTCTGCAATGACAGTTGATACTCAAGAAGAAGCCGAAGAATGGTGGAAATGTAGAACTAGCACTAATTGCAAAGTGAATAGAGTTAGTACTATGTTTGATCCAAATGGTAATGTTGTTAAAGTAGCGTTTAACTAATAAGATTAATATTTTACTAATATAATAAAGGGTTCTTTTTAGGATCCTTTTTTTTGTATAAATACTAGCAACAGGGAGTTTAACATGGCAAAATTAACATCTAATATAAATTTTCTACAAAGTAATCAGTTTAAAATTATTATTGATAGAAAACAATATGCAAATATAGAGTTCTTTGCTCAGTCTATTTCACATCCAGGTGTAGTATTTACTTCTCCTGCAATGGCATATAAACGAATTGCATCGATAGGATTACCAGGTGATACATTAACGCTTGATGAACTTCAAATGGAAATCATAGTAGATGAGGAAATGAAATCTTATACTGAAATGTATAATTGGATTGAACTTTTAACTGAGGATCGGAGCAATTTATCATCTGATGTAGTCCCAATACCGGTAATTAGTCACGAGGCAGATATACGTTTAATGATATTAAATAGTAGCAATCAGGTAGTAAAAACTATTCAATATATAGATTGTGTTCCAACTGGAATAGGAAATATATCATTTGCGTCCACAACCGGAGAACCTAGTATGGTTACTTTTAATGCATCATTTAGAACGGAATATTTTAATATAAAATAAAGTATACATACAACTATATTATGGAGAACTGATTTGTTAACACTTGAAAATATACTTGAAGAATGGCAAAAAGACTGCCAAATAGATGAAAATAATTTAGATGTAAGCTCTATCGAGATTGCAAAACTTCATGCAAAATATCTCGAGATGTTGTCTATTACAAAACTCAAACTGAAAAAAACTGAGTTAAATCAAAAAATATTGTTAAAAGAAAAATGGCTTTACTATAACGGTAAGTTGACAGAAGATGAACTCATTGAAAAGGGATGGGAATTTGATCCATTCCGTGGAATGAAAATTATGAAAGGGGATATGAATCGCTATTATGATTCGGATATAGATATACAGCAGAGTGAAGAAAAGGTAATTTATTTTAAAACGACTGTAGAGACCTTAACTGAAATAGTAGATACATTACGTTGGAAGCACCAAACAATTAGTAATATTATAAAATGGAAGATGTTTCAAGCCGGTGGATAGAATTTTATTACAAAAGAAAAACGAAGCGATGCTGCTTGTTGGATGCGATAACGGAATTGCTATGGAACTAAGTGAATTCTTTTCATTTTTTGTTCCAGGATACAAATATATGCCGCTATTTCGTAATAAAGTATGGGATGGTAAAGTGCGATTATTTAATCCTGCTAGCTATGAGTTGCCAGTCGGTTTGTTGTCTTATGTAAAAGAATTTGCTGAGAAGCGTGGTTATATAGTTGAGTATGAAGATGGACCGTTTGGCCCACCTGAATCATTTAATAAAATTGATGCTAAAGACATTATGAGTTTTATAAAGTCTCTTGATATTCATAGCAAAGGTAAAGCTATTGAAGTAAGAGATTATCAGTTTAATGCTATTTGTGAAAGCATTAGAAAAAAACGTGCTATATTATTATCTCCTACAGGATCTGGAAAATCGTTAATAATTTATATTTTGATGAGATGGTATATGGCTAACCATGAAGATAAGGTTTTAGTCATTGTTCCAACTACTTCTCTTGTTCAACAAATGATGTCAGATTTTGGTGATTACTCATCTAATGATAGCGGATTTTCTGAAGAAGATTGTCATGCCATTTTCTCTGGCCAAGCTAAAATGAATATATCTGAAAATGTTTTTATTAGTACATGGCAGTCAATTTATAAACTACCTATAACATGGTTCAGTCAATTTGGTGTTATATTTGGTGATGAGGTACATGGATTTAAATCTAAATCTTTATCTAATATTATGAATAAAGCTAAAACAACAACGTATCGCTTTGGCACAACTGGAACGCTTGATGGAACTCAAACACATAAATTAGTTCTTGAAGGATTATTTGGAAAGGTAATGAAGGTTACTACAACTAAAGCATTACAAGATAAAGAGACATTAGCGGCTCTTGATATTTTTATTTTAAGATTGGAACATGGCGAAGATGTAAGACAATTAATAAGCGGATCTACATATCAACAAGAAATAAATTTTATAATTGGAAATGAAAAACGTAATCATTTTATAAGAAACCTGGCTCTCGATCAAAAAGGTAATTCATTAGTCTTATTCCAGTTCGTTGAAAAACATGGTAAGATTTTGTATGAATTAATACAGTCTAAGGCTGATATAAATAGAAAAGTATTCTTCGTCAGTGGTGCTACTGAAGCTACTGATAGGGAAGCTATAAGAAAAATAACAGAGAAACAAAAAGACGCAATTATTGTGGCTAGTCTGGGAACTTTTAGTACAGGGATTAATATACGTAATCTTCATAATATCATTTTTGCTAGCCCATCAAAGTCACAAATTAAAGTGCTCCAAAGCATCGGACGAGGACTAAGAAAAAGCGACAACGGAGTAACCACTAAACTATATGACATATCTGACGACATACAATACAAATCTAAGAAAAACTATACGCTGCTTCATTCAGAAGCAAGAATAAAAATTTACAAGAGAGAGCAGTTCAATTTCAAGTTATACAAAATAAAGGTTTAGGTCAATGATTATAGAAAATGTCAAACAGATCAAGATGGTAAATGGTGATGAAATTATATGCGAAATATTAGAAGAACTCGAAGACGATTTAATTGTAAGATATTGCCTATTAATTGATAAGTTTAGAACTAAGAACACTGAAGAAGAATATACTACTACTTTATATGTGCTTAAACCTTGGATGACGTATGTTGAACAAAATGATGAGGTAATTACTGTTAATGCTTATCATTGTATGGCTTTAGCTACTCCACATTCAGAGCTAATGAAACAGTATGAAGTAGCTCTTTCTCGGATAATTGAAATGTCACGGGAAGAAGAAAATGAAAAAGAAGGCAAAAATAATGTCTTAGAGTTTGAAGAAGATAGCGAAGTTAAAAATGTTGTGACTTTATCGTTTAATAACACACCAAAAAATAAGCTTCACTGAATACTACCCCCTGTTTAAAGAATACTCTTTATTATACCATGGTTTGCATGGTATGTACACCGCTTATTTTAAAATATTAAAGATAATATTTGTGTACAAACAACTAAAAATATAGTATAATTGTCAATATAAAGTGGAGACATGAATTATGGCCAAAAGTAAATCTAAAAATGTTCATTATGTAAACAATGCTGAGTTTTCATTATCAGTTGTTGAATACGTTCGAACGGTTGCTGAAGCAAAAAAAAATAATAACACATTACCAATTGTTCCAGATGACATTGCTATCTCATTTCTAAAAATAGCTGAAAATCTTTCACATAAATCAAATTTTATTCGATACACGTATCGTGAAGAAATGGTAATGGATGCAGTAGAAAATTGCCTAAAAGCTGTAGAAAATTATAATATTGATGCTAAAACTCGTTCAGGCAAACCGAACGCATTTGCATATTTTACTCAAATTATTTGGTTCGCATTTCTCCGAAGAATCACAAAGGAAAAGAAACAACAAGAAATTAAAGAAAAATATATGCTTCAGTCTGGTGTGGAAGCATTTATTACGTCTTCCGGAGGTGGAGGTGATGAATCGACTCAAGTAGCTACCCATTTTGTTGATACTTTAAAAGATAGAATTAATAAAGTTAAAGAGTATGATACAGAACTTAAGACTTATGCCAAGGCTAATAAGACACCAAAGAAA